AATATTTCCAGTCCTTAGTACGTTTGATATAAAAACGTTCCCGATGACTGTCAGTGACGCACCAGATATACCCCCTATACTAAGATTTGATAATGATAGGTTAGTCAGAACATTCGTAATTCCTGTCACGTTTGATACTATCACATTGATATTAGGAGTCGTTAGGGTGTTTGATATGTAGACATTCCCCTGAACCGTAAGATTTGCGTTTATTTGACTTGTACCTATACTCATGTTCGGAATATATGAGAAGCTAAAAGTATTTGCTATCGCGTAAACATTCATATTAGTCGAAAAAATATTGATAGTCTCAATACCGTTTGATAACGAGGCAGATCCTTGAACATAAAGTCCAGTGCCGGATGCGGCCCCTACATTGATGCTCACCCCGGCCCCTGAATTTTGGTTGAAAATTGAGGACGTGTTCAAAGTTGCAATGTTTGCAGAGGTTGCGTTCACAGTCCCGGTCGTAACAGAATTAGATGAGTAAAAGTTTCCTTGAATTGTGAGAGGAGTTCCGCCAGGTTGTGTACCTATCCCAACATTTGACGTGACCCAGAGAGTCCCGATATTTCCCGATGTAACATTCATGGTATTTCCAGAGACTGTCCCAGTCGTGAATGATGTAGACGCGTATGCATTCCCTGGAATCAAAAGACTTGTACCGGAAGGATTTGTAGTTCCTATGCCCAAGAATGAATTTTGAGTGAAAATTGAGAGGACGTTGAGAATACTAGTATTTGTTGTCGTCGCAAAAATGTTCGTTGCACCCACTGAGACTGTAGAATACATATTTCCTAAGAGTGATACATTTGCCGTCGCAACCGTCCCTATACCCACATTTGTTACTACAGTCGTCAAAGTCACACGGGTCGAGTTTGCCGTGGTTCCGTAGAGTTCCTTGAAAGGAACACTCGCAGACCCAATGGCCGTGGACTGGTTCACACATCCAATATTTGAAGCAAAATAAGCAAAAGTCCCTTGTTCCGTGAGTGTCCCTGCTATTAATGTATTTCCTTGAGTAACCACATCCCCAAAATATGTCGTCTGAGGCGTGGTTGCCATTCCTATCATTCTCGTTTAAAAAATTTACAAGAACTGATCCCGGGTCAATAGGATCGCATCACGAAAAGCAGATTTTACAGACTTGACTCCTTGGTAAGAACCAAGGGTCGCCAAGAGACCGTCACAGATGTCCCGGGCATTTTGAGTCTCCTGCTGACACATACTCCAGATCACCATCTTGTGATCTGGTGTCAGTGCATCCCATGCATCTCCGGCAAGTCTCCATAATTCAGAAGGGTCCAATTGTGGGGCAAAATTGATCTCCACCCATCCAGCCATGTGTTTGTAAGCAGGTCTCGAGATCGAGGCAGTCCTTTCAAACACGTGAGAAATGCACCCCTCATGGTCGATGATTACAAGTTCATCATCGATCCAATTTAGAGTCATTGAATTTTGGATTGAAATTAAGAAAAGTTTTAGGGCGCGGACTCAAGTATGATAAAAGTTATCTATGACCGCAAAGCTATTCTGGTAAGTAAAGTCCGTGGATGTCACGCGTATCGAACAGAGTGTCTGATATACATAATATGGAGTTGTGTCAATCGTATTCGCCGTGAGTATGTTACCCACACCTGATAAGCTGACGTAGCCCCAGGGTTTCGGTCCGCCTCCATTAAATATCGCAAATACATGAACCTCTTTGGCCGGCCTATGATTTATAAGATTTATATTCAACTGATAGGGGGATTTGACGTGTACATGAACAAAGGCATTAGAACTCGCAAAGTCTACTGTAGTACTTGTGACCCCTGGAGATTGCGCAGGGACATTTGCCGTCGGCACTATATACGCGTTACTCTGGGTCAGACCGTCCGAATATATAACTGCATTTGCCTTTACCGATGACACGTTGCTAAAAGTCACCACCTTGTCCTGGACATTCATGGTCGATGCGTACCCAGTGACCGAATCAATAAAGTTGACGTTGCCTGTCCGAATCGACAGGACGTTGTTCAAGAGCATGGTCCCGTTATTGACCGTAATGGTCGTCGGAACCAGAGTGGCCGTATCAACAAGGACCAAGTTTCCTGTCACCAAGGCGCCAATGTTGTTCGTGAGGAGCTGGCCGTTCGTGACGGTTATTCCAGCCTGAGTTCCGAGAACCGTATCAGTCATGAATATAGTCCCTGGGCCTATGTTGACGGATTTCCAACGGTAGGCTGCAGACCCTATACTGTAAAAGTTGTCTATGGCTGGAATGAGATCCGAAATGATGGTAATATTACTAGAATTGATGTTCGATAGTGCGTTTCCTGCCCCGATAAACTGGGCTGCTCGGACTGTCCCGGAAGATACTAATGAACCTGTATTTATAACACTGGATACGTTCAAAAAGTCACAAGTTAAAGATCTTGAAACAAGATTTCCTGTAAAGGTTCCGTCACCTGCGATAATATTAGCACATATGACGTTTCCGGTTGTAGACAGGACGTTTGAAGCGATGATTACGTTTGATACACAAGAGCCCGACCCGCCCGCAATGACGAATGTCGGCGCACCGTTCGCTATGCTATCACACATGACGCTTTCTATTTTTGATTGAGATTATAATAACGAGTCCTATGACTGCAATTGCGAGCAATATGTAAAGCTTCGTCCGGGGTCCGTTCACTCCATCCCACGGGACTGGTTCAGGAAGACTTGTGGGCCTCTCGGGCTCTATTGGGACCATGACTGTTTCGAACCGTAAAAGGAACATAGTTCTCCCGAGGTCAACGCCTGTTGGATCATAAAAAATACTACCGTTATTCGGCTGACGCCACGTAATGGTCAGACGGTCAAGTTTATCTATTCTCGCGGGATAATTTATTGATATCCGATAGTTTGCATTAAAAAACTCATCGCTTCCCTGAACCTTGATTGGAATAGTCGCAAAAGATCCATAAAAAGCATTAGCCGTGGGTACCATCAAGTTGCGAATGGAGTTTGTATTCGATGACGTGTTCGTTAAGACGAGCTGGTCTGCCGTGAGGTTATTTGGCGTCCTCAGTTCAAGGATATCAAGCGTAATAAATTGCGAGGTGTTCATGCCTGGAAGCATAGCAGTCAATAGCTCGACCTTGGTGATGTTTTTGATGGGGTTCGTCAAATACAAGGTGAAGTTATTGGAGTTTGGAAACAGTAACTGGTTCCTGTTATTTGAATCGGCGTACACAATATACTCCATCTAGTCTTTGTGAAGAGTTTTTACTTCGGCTTGGGCCTCACGTGTCGGATTCTATTTCTAGAGTGAAAGACCAGTCCATGCCATTGTTATTCAGAATATTTCCGAACCTGTCGAGAACCGTTATGGTTAGACGATCGAGACGGTTGCTTCGGGACGTATAAACAACGTTCTGGAGATAGTACGACCCCTCTCCATAGTTGGTAATGGAACGATAAGTAGTGTCAGTAATTGGAACTTTATATGTTATTTGCTGAGGGTCCAGTGAGGCTGTTCCTATTTCTCCGATCCATATACTAATATAGGTATCAAAGTTTATGTTGTAATTATTAGTCGCTATTATCGTTGAATTCTGACCGGTTGCGGTTTGACCATCGGTAAAACCTAAGAAATATCCAAGTGACAGAGGCGCTACATTAATTGTCACGGTTCCGTTATAAGCTCCTATAGTAAACACAACCCTTCTCGTAATAGCGTCATTTGTTGGATCATCTGGTACAGTAAATTTACCTAATGCTGCTATGCCAGTAATGTTAGTTAGAACGGTCGTTAATGTTCCAATAGTATAGTATCCAGGGGCCACGGTATACGTAACGCTATTGACGACAATCGTATTATAGGGGGCTCGGATATTATAGAAACCAATAGGAATCTGAGCATCTTTCAGAGCGGCGCTACGAATAGCCCGATGGCGGTTTCCAAGAATTGCAGTACACTGGAAAGGGTTCCCATTCACTTTGCTAATGGAAGCCTGTCCAGGGGAGTTCACACCAGGTGATGTCACGGTCTGGGTCGAAGCCGTATCAATGTGAATCTGATACGTATTCATTATACTTTTATGTTATTTTAAAATTAATCCTCTAAGAGCGAACCGCTCATTCCGCTTGTGATGGTGAAATCTCGCATCTGGTCATGGACCATCTTGGATCCGCCACACAGGCCTCCTGGGTTCAGGCCCTGTGTGTAGTAATCAGCATCCTCGGAGGGACCCGGCACGCACTTCAGGTCTGGGTTGATGGCAAACAGGTCCTTGGGGTCCTGGGTGACATTGGGGCCAGGCTGGATGACAATCGGAGCTCCCGTGTAGCCGCTGCTGCGACCCTTGCCCTGGACCAGGAGAACCAGGATGGCCACGAGCAGGCCAATGATTAAGGCGTGAACCGCCAATTTTGCAACCTTGTAGACAGCCATTTGAATTTTACAAACATTATTTTTTTGCGTTAAAGGCAAGGATGACTTTTCTCCAAAGGTACTAGATGGAGTTCTCCTTTGATACTGGTGGTGGCCAAACTATGAACCTGAATGACGACGAAAAGAATTTGCTCGATGAAATTTCCATTCAGCCTGCTGAACGCAAGACGGTGCCTCTCAAG